GTACTACAACTGGTCGTAGCTACATTGGTAGGAAATATTTCTGGTCTTACCGCACACCAAAAGGCAAATCTAGAAGAGTTAAACAAGAGTCTGATTGGAAGCAGTACTACGGATCTTGTCCAGAACTCAAAGAAGATATAAAGAAGCATGGGAAGGAATGTTTTGAAAGAAAGATATTATCTTTGCATGGGACTAAAGGGGTATGTAATTTTGAGGAAACAAAGCAGCTTTTCCTAAATAATGTGTTGACAGAGTCTCTTGACACAGGAGAACCTGCGTATTATAATTCCAATATACTTGGACGCTATATGCGTAAGGATTACTTCTATGGAAACCTTAGAAAAGACTCTTAAAAAGTCTCATGATTGGGCAATTGACCGGATGCATTATCTTTGTGATAAAAGAGATTATGATACCGCTCTTGCTATTCAATCAGAATTTAATGAGTGGTTAAATCCAAATATTGAAGAACACGATATTTTTTCACTGGAATTCATAGGAGAAGAAAAAAATGACTCTAGATCTTCATAACTTTTTTAAATTTTATGATGATGCAAATGAAGATCATGTAGCAGCAGTTCAATGGTTAGAAGATAACCTACCTGCTGAGTACATGGACGATGCACAGACAGATTGGGTACAGATTTTTAGAACTAAACCACCTACTCCAGCAGTATTGGCAGTTCCATACTTTAATCAAGTAGATAATTACAGAGATGCACATAGAACTTGCAACTCTTCATCATGTGCGATGTGTCTTGAATTTTTAAAGCCAGGTACGCTCAAAGGAGCAAAAGGCGATGATGCCTACGTTCAAAAAGTATTTGCAATCGGTGATTCAACCGATCATGAAGTGCAGACGAAAGTTCTCGCAGGTTATGGTGTTAAGTCACACTTTAGTTACAATCTTTCTTTCGCTGATATTGATAAGAGTTTATCTGCTGGGAAACCTGTTGTTATTGGTATCCTGCACAGGGGTCCTCTTTCTGCACCTACTGGTGGGCACATGGTTGTAGTGATTGGAACTACTCCAGATGGTAAAGGATATTATATTAATGATCCATATGGCTCACTGAATAATAATTATACTGGTCCTGTAACTGACGGGCACAAAACCATTTATACAAAAGCAGTTCTCAAGTATCGTTGGTGCCCAGGAGGTAATGATGGGTGGGGAAGAATCTTCGACTGAGTTTAAAAGGAAAATCCTACAAAGAGTTAAAGAACTCACTAATCACGGTAAGCATTTAGAAGCTTCCGCATTGTTTAGCAAATACTTTCCCAATATAGGAGGAGACAAATGGCAAAAGTAGATTTACACAATTTTTTTAAATTTTATGATGAAAAGAATCCCAATCATGTAAAGGGAGTTCAATGGTTGGAAGATCATCTGCCCGTTAAATTCTTGGAAGATAATGTTGAGTGGGCGGAGATTTATAGAGGAAAAGGAAAAAAGGCTGAGGCAGCATCTGCTCCCGCTTCGGCTGGTGCTGCAGGACCTAGTTTGGTTACTAAGAAGCAACTTGCTTATATTTGGAACTGCGGTGAAAATTTGATTAAAGATGAAGAAATTGATGAAATGAATTCTGGTTTAAATTTCTTTAAGATTAATACTCCGATTCGCATTCGTCATTTCTTATCACAGATCTCTCATGAGTCTGGTGGTGGAAGATATAAGGAAGAGTTAGCATCTGGTGCTGACTACGAAGGTCGTTCAGATCTTGGAAATACTCAAGCAGGTGATGGTAAAAAATTTAAGGGTGCTGGATACATTCAGATGACTGGTCGCGCAAACTATCAGGCATTTTCAAATTATATCAAGGATCCAAAAGTAATGGAAGGAGTTTCCTACGTTGCTAATAAGTATCCAATGACTTCTGCAGGATTCTGGTGGCACAATAATCATATGAATGAATTGTGTGATAAAAATCCATCAGTAGATCAAGTAACCCTTAGAGTGAATGGTGGATATAATGGTCTTGATGACCGTAAAAAATATTATGCACGTTGTTGCGAAGTAATTAAATAAATAGTATCAATCATAACTGATTCTTGATCTTAACTGGTCTGAATCTACATACCCGAGTCCTCTGAGACTTGGTGAATACTTTACTCTTAAACAACTTTAGTTTGTTTCGTTTAGTACACACTGAGTCATAGAGGACTTTTCATGTCTTACGCTTCAAAGGCGCTTGCTGTAGCGTCTGCTCTTTTAATGGGAGCGCCAACAGCAGTATTAGCACACACCAACTCTATCGGATATGTTGGTGGGGGCAATGGATCGGTTACCTTCTGGTATGGTAACTGGCATCCAGGAACCACATTTAACGAAGGTACTTTAACTCTACAAGGTATCAACGGAACTAATTTTTCCCCAACAACTGTTAACTGGTCCTTACTTTCAGGAACAATGCCAAACGGATTGATTCCTGGAACAAACTATTTTACATCTAATGGAACTACATTGGTTCCTTATGATCCTAGCATTCAAACTTCATACACCTGGCAGGGTGTAAGTTTTACTGGACTTTCTGCTGGTGATTATAGATTTACTTACAATGCTGCAGGTGCTCCAACAGTAAACTGGATGCCTATGGATAGTATCATTCTTTCCAGCACAGTTTCACTTTCAGCGGCAGCACTTTCTGGTGATGCTAATCAGAACGGTATTCTTGACATTTATGAAACTGGTGGAACACCTCCTCCTGCACCAACTCAAGTTTCTTCTGCCTCTGGTAATAGTATTGTTACTACAGCAACCACTTACGGAACGAGAACCACATCTGGAACTCCACATAGACACGTAATGGGTGTCGATGCTAATGGTAATCAAACTGAAACTCATTATACTGATTCTGCAGTTACAACCATTCCAACAACTACAGTTACTACAACAACAACTCCAGTAACAGTTACAACCTGGAGTGATGGATCTACCACTACGACAAATGGAACACCAGTTGTAACATCAGTCACTACTGATGATAATGCTGGAACAATGGTTATTACTCAAACAAATGTAATTGATTGGGTTAAGACCAGAACTTATGATGTTGCCGCTGTTTCTTCAGTTCAGCACACAGCATCGGAAAGTGGTGGAACCCAAAAAGTCAATGCTTATACAACTACTACAACTACAACCACTCCAGTTTATACAAAAGTATATCCAAACGGAAATCCAACTCAAGTAACAACTGGTGCTGCAACTGTTGATGTTGGTTATGCATCTAGAGATTACTTTGGTCGTGTAGATCAGTTAGAAGTTCTTGATGGAGTCAATGATGGTATCAATGTACTTCTCAATCACGAACCAACCGCAGGTAAGCAAAGATTAAGAGTATTTGAGAATAATAGATTCGTTCAGTCTTATAATGCTGATTCTTATAAAGCAGATTCCAAGATCTTTGGTGGTGGATTTGAGGTTGATGTAACCAAAGGTTGGACTATTGGCGCACAGTATAATAGAATCAACATAAACCTTAATGGTGTTGATTCAAGGACACAGCAGAATAAGGATCACTTTGGAGTATTCAGTGAATTAAGAGGTAATACTCTCACTCTGAATACAAATGCTGCGATTGCAAACAGCAACTATAAGTACAATAGAACTGTAGAAGGTGTCTTTAATAATGAGGGATCAACGACTGGTTCCGAATGGTGGGTTTCTAATCGTTTATATTTGCATCTTGCGAAAGGAGTAAAACCATTTGTCGGTTATACGGTTCAGAATGTAAGAAGAAATGCTTATACCGAAACTGGTTCTTCGGAATCAGCAAGAAGTGTTGGTGAGTTTAATCAAACCACACACGTTGGTGAAGCAGGACTCAAATTAGAAACCAGATTCGGTGGTAAGAAACACAATCTCTTTGGTGTCAGTGTAGAAGGTGCTTATGGTACTGATAGTTCTTATGGTGTAAGTGCTTCTGTTGATTATAAAGAAATATTATTTGTTGAAGGTTCCCATGGTGTAAATAACGGAGTTACTAATAACTCTATTGCTGGTAAGATTAAATTTAAGTTCTAAATCATAAATACCTAAGACAAACTTCACTCACGGACAATGAGAGATAATAAAAAGGAAA